CTTCCGGTTCTGTTACTTCCGGTTCTGTTACTTCCGGTTCTGTTACTTCCGGTTCCGGTGTGAACGGGTCATCACCTAGTTCCGGAATAGTGTTAGGAACGGACTCCATGTCAATAAAGAAATCACGGTATTCCGGATTACTTTCCATGAGTTCAACCGCCTTGGCATCCGGAGTGTTAAATGCCCGGTAAACCTTTCCGTCCTCTACGGACGCTATGAATTTATCCGGTTTCATCACATACCGCACGTGGCGTCCGGTAAGATACTCATTTTCGTACCATTTCGTGGCGAACTGTCTATCAAAGCCGCACACTACTTCCAACTTTAAGTTAGTCATTTTCGCGCATAGCGCCAAAATCTGTCCAATATCAGTTAATTTAGTCATTTAATTTTAGTTTAAATTGTTATACCTTTGGCGTCTTCAGCCCGTTATATGTGCCTTCGGTAATAGCTAGCATTCTATCCCCTCCTGCGCTATCCGGCGTCTTTAGTGTTATTGTAATAAGTCCGTCCGTCGTGGAATCCCCTACAATTTCGGAACATTCTAGCCCCGACATAAGACCGTATACTAGTCTGTTACCGGACGTAGTTGTTACACACGCCGCAAATGTCCCAATACGAAGAGAATTAATTAAGTTTGATAGTTCCCTAGCTCCGACAGTACCTCCATTGTCAATCAGCTTTATTATAACGGAGTGTTCCTCCGCCGTAATTATAGCGTCATTGACGCGGGCTGCTATACTAACCGATACGGAGTTATTTACGCTAGTGAATACGTAACCTTTAGTTCCTTTAGCCATAGTGATTGACGCCAGTCCCACGTTATCTACCGAATAATTGCTAATATCGGAATAATTAATTAATATAAGCTCCTCTATTCCACGCATTGAGGTAGGTTCTTTCGCCTTCGCGCAATCAAAGGTGACGTTCTGTTCTAATTTCTTAATACATGCCATATTTACCTCCTTTACGCTACAATAGCGCCCGTTCTTAACGTCGTATATGTCGTCGGATTGAAGTGTGCGCGCTGCTCGCCTATCACGTTTTCCGGCGTCGTTAACGTTATTGTTGTAAACCCACCGTTTGCATTGGCTTCTTCTGTGTAGGCGGACATATTAAGCCCGTACACTAGCCCGTACACACGGTATATATTCTTCTCTTTCATCTTAGCGACTGCCACGAACCGACCGTTTAAGATACGGTTCACGATATCCGCGCTATTTTGGTCCTTACTGTAAATCGTAAAGGTTACAGTATCAGCAAGTCCGGCGGGCGCATTGTCGTTAATACGGGCCTCTGATGAGGCGTTAACGCCCTTCTTATTGGACTCCACTAAGATAGCTTTCCCGCCGCTTGACAGCGTTAACGTAGCTTGCCCAGCCGACAAGTCACGCGTAGCAATCTCGGAATAGTTGATTAGCAACAATTCTTCAATGCCCGTGGCGCCGCTATTGCAGTCCACTAAGATAGCCCTATTTAATTTTGATATACATCCCATAGTTATATAAGTTTAGCGTTAACTATTGTAGTCCATGCGGGCGTATCGAGTAGGGTTCTTTTTTCCCCTTTCGCGTCGTCCGGTGTCTTTAACGTAATTGTAGTAAATCCCCCGTTCGCGCTGCTGTCCGTCTGAATGTCGGATACTTCTAGACCGCACATAGTGCCAAGCATAGCCCGGCTAGCCGTCAAATCTCTATAAGATACCGCTGCCATAAACCTTCCGTTCATAAGTGCGTCTAATATTATGGTACTGTTCGCCGATTTATTGTATAATACAATTGTTAGCATTTGGTCTAGCCCATTAGACACGTCCGTAGCTTTTAGAGCCTCCGTTACTTTCACGCCATTTTTAACTATATCAACGGGGACTGTTTTAGCCCCCGATTTTAATGTTAAGGCCGTGATAATATTGGCGGCTGATACGGTCATAGTATCGATGTCGGCGACGTTTACGAGATACAATTCCCGTAAACCTATTGCGCCAACCTCGCAATTATATGCTATTGCCTTATCTAGTGCCTTTATACAAGCCATATTTTTTGTTTTAGTTGATTAAACGCCTGCGGCGGTGTATAATTTCATGTACTGAGGAACCGCCAACATAGCATCAGCAGCGAACACAGTAGTACTGTAATACTTGCGGTCTTTCGCATCTTGAATGAACGGCGCAATGTTCAATGCGGAATCTTCCAACGCCAACTGAATGTTGGTTTTCGGAGTGAACGCGATAAATGACTGAACCGTTAATGCATCGCCCTTGGCGCTGTTAGATACGTGGCGCAACTCGTTGATTTTGTATCCTTCAAAATAGTAGGCGGGCTTTCCGTCCTCCATGTTAGCCTGTGCCAAATGGTTATCTTTGGATTCTACGAGATTCTTGTACGCACGCATAACGTTACTTGATACGAAAAATTCTGATGTGTTCAATTGGTCTGCACGCTGCGTGTCAATACACGATTTTAGTGTAGCCAATACACTAGCCGTATCGGTAGGAGTGAACGTTCCGACTTCTTCCGTAGAGTCGTTCATTTGCTTGATGATGCCGCCATTTTTGAATACGGTGTATTCTCCATTGGTATCAGAGGTTTTCAAGCCGTCCAACCACACGAGGCGCAACATATCGGCTTCCAACACTTTCAGAATTTCCGACTGCATGAACGCCGCCAACTGAGTTTGGTCGAATTCGTCTGACAAGTGTACACCTTTAGCTACCATTCTGCCCCATAAATCTTGCAAGCAAACCACGATAGGCAATTCTATCTGTGCATGGTCGTAATATTTAACTTTGTCCTGCAAAGAACTGTACTTGTACTCGCTGTCGCATCCTGCGGAGCGTCTTACCGCCTTGTCTGCTGCCGAAAAGGTCAAGATAGGTTTACCCTTCTCAATCCCGGATAACACCGTTACGCCTGTGGAAAGTTCACCTTCCAAACCTAGCGTTAAAGAAATAACATCTGACAGACTGTCAATGTTCAATTTGTTTAAGTCACTAAATGTAAATGCCATAAGTTTCTAATTTTTAATTTTGATGAATGATTAATATTAACGCCACTTGTTACGGTTTTCCTTGAATGCCTTCTGAACGGCTTCACGGCTTAACTTGGTTTCCTCTTTGGGCTTCTTCTCGGTCTTTAGCTCGGTCTTTGCAGGGCTAGGGGTTCCGGTTTTGCGGTTTAACTGGGTTTTCAGCCCCGCGATTTCCGTTTTCAAAGCGGTAACTTCGGCTTGTAACGTTGCAAGTTCTTCCGGTGTGGGCGTTTTCTTCTCTTCCTCGGTTTTGGTTTCTTCTGCAAGTTTTTCCGGTTCTTCTACCTCTATGTCTTTGACTCCCGCAATTACGCCACCCTCAACGACTAGAATAATATCCCCGTCCGGCGTGGTGATTTGGTAATCTCCGTCCGGCGCCGGGCTTCCGTCCGCTAGTGTAACGGCGTCACCTACTTGCACCTCGTCACCTGCTGCGGAAACTACGATTTCTGTTCCGTCTACGGTTGTAAATGTCTCGGTCGCTAGCTTCGTCTTGGAGAAAGACGAAATCAGGCCTTTAAATGAAAATTTGCTCATGTTCTTTGAATTTTTAAAATTATTATTGCTAAATAGTGAACTAGTCGCGGCGGGAAGCCCTACCAAATCAGCGCTGAAAAGTTCTGTCACCTCTGTAACAGTAGCCGTTTCCGCTTCCTCATCGAAAACCTTAACGTCCATTTGATTGACGGATACGCCTAGCAATTCCGGTTCCTTCTCAATCATGGCTACCATGAAGGCGAATTCAGAAGGGTATGCGGTTTCCAGGGCTTCTGACATTGCTAAATCCGCGTAAACCGCATTTTCATCATGCGAGAAGTTGGTAAAATGCCCTATATACCCGTCTAACAAATCATCGCCGTTATGTGTGCGGCGTGCGTGAATTGGTCGTTCGTTCCCGAGGGCCACGAGGGACGGAAAACATTTTGCGGAAATGACTAATTTATATCTTTTCCCGTTGTCCTCTATGGCATTTTTGGTTTCTCCTGCCTCGATTATTCGTAATTTTTCAAACTTTTTCATGTAGTTATGTTAATTGCGTTACAAAGTTATGATATTAAACTACATTTAAGGGGTTATTTACCTATCAATTATATGCCTGCCGCCACCTGTACGCTCTGCGCGCGCTCGGTTTCCTCATTTATGTCCGTCACTGCGACCTGCGGCGCTGGAACGCGTGCTACCGAATCGTACATAATCGCGGCTAACTTGTACAGGCTGTCATCAGATAAGGCGAAATTTGAGGGCATTCTAACCGTGCCGTTAGACCCTACCGAAATTTTCCCCCCGTTCGCGTAACGGTACACACCGGAAGAACCGAAAGAACGCCCGCCGTACTCCATATTAAGTGCTGACAGCGCGTTAATAGCCCCGGAAGCCTTCCGGTTAAGAATGTACATGTTCTCGCCTCCTTCGGCCTCGAATCGCTGCCCGTTGGAGCCTACGAACGTTACACCCCCGGCGGAATGACTAGGGCCGTAAATCTGTCCACCCTTCGCGTATTTCGCTGACGGCGTGCGTACCTTGGTATCTGGCTCCTTGGTTTTCGTAATGCTCATTACTTGCTTCATCCCCGCGGCGACTACAATAGCGGCCTGTGCGATTCCAAGGAATCCGCCCTGCGCCAATGCCTTGGTAGCGCCTAGATATGTGTTGATAGTGGCCTGCACTATCGCGGCGGCTTTACCGGCTTCGGATTCTTCACCTAACAGCGTGGACAATTGCCCGGCTACATCACCTGCCAAAGCTACACGCGCGTTCGCTGCGGCTCTTTCCCTCTGTTCCTTGATAAGTTCGTAACGCTCATATATGCTGTCCGTCTCGGCTCCTATCGCCTCGGCTGCGGCTACCTCCGCGTCTCTTTTCATGTTCAGCCGGATAAGGTCGGCCTCTAGCGAGTTGCCTAACTTGATATCGTCTAGTTGTCTTTGGTTCTCAATCTCCATTGCCTTACGGTCCCGGTCTGCCTGCATCCGTGCGTCCTCCTCGGCCTTCACTGACGCGGCAAACTCTAGTTGCAGGGCCTTCACGTTGTTGAGGTATTCTTGCTCTCCAATTAGGTTTTGCTGCCTCTTGTACTTTTCCGCCTCAATCTGTGCGTTGATAACCCGCTGTTGTTCTTCCAGTGTTGCCGCGCCGTTCTTCAATTCGTTCTCGGCAATCTGCAATTGCATAGCCTCGATAGCGTCCGCGTATTGCTTCAATATGGCTTGTTGCGCTTTAGTCCTCTCATCCGCCGCACGTCTTGCCGCGTCCACTTCTGCCTTTTCTGCGTCCTCCGCGGCTTTCCTTCTAGCTTCTAGTGCTGCCTTAATATTTGCCTGTTTGGCCGCCGCATCCGCCTTTTCGTAACCTGTCAACTGCCCGTATATTTCTTTCTCCTGTGTAGCGTAATTGGCGCGGGCCTGCTCTAGCGCTGCTAGGGCTTCCTGCTCCTTCCGTGCGTCCTCGTCTGATGTGTATCCCAACTCATTTTGGGCTTTAATTTGCTTGTACTTGGCCTCTAGTATCTGTACCTCCATGTCGCGGATAGCGTGCAGTTTCTCGGTCGCCTGCTCTAACAGTTTCCGGCGTTCCTCGGTGCTCTTGTTTTGGTCGGCCGCTAGGGTCTTTAACTCCTCCATTTCCCTTTTCATCCGTGCCATAGGCACAAGCATATCCGTTTCCGCCTTATATATGCGCTGCATTTCCTTCTCTAGAGCGCTAGCACTCCGGGCGGCCTCCAACGTGGCGTCCGATATAAGCCCTATCTTATTGAGTAGCCACGTTATTTTCTCAGCTAGCCATTCAAAGGCCTTTGCAAGGGCCGTGAACAACTCCGTTATGTAGTCCAACAACCGCCCTATAATTGTTTGAAACGGTGCAAATGCCGCCTTTAGGCTAGTTGATAAGTCGCTGTTACGCTTAATCATCTTTTCAATCAGCCCGATAAGCGTTAACACGGTTGTAACTATGAATAGAATCGGGTTCGCCTTCAATGCCGCGTTAAATGCCTGTACGCCTGTTATCCCGCTTTTCATTGCGCCGACTAGCGCGCCAGTCCCACCGGATAGACCCTGCGTTTGCAAAATTCCCTCCTTGACGCTTTCCGCATAGTTACCCACGTTTCTACGGTTGTCCCCTACGGACTTCTCTAGCTCTTTCAGTTTGTCGGATAGCGCCTTGGTTTGTTCGGTAAGTTCTATCCCCTCCTTGCTAGTAGTGCGCTGCGCCTCGGACATCTTGTTAAGTTCCACGGTGTTCTGTGCCAACTGTGCACGCAGCGCGTTAACGCTTGTGGCCTCGCTGTCTAACAACGTCTTGGTACTCTTAATCTCGGCGTTGTTCTCCTTCTGCGCGTTCGCATTGTCTAATAGAGCCTTTTTTGTCTCTATCATTTCCTTGTTCAGCTTCCGAACTGACGCCTCGTACTTGTCTTGTGATACAAGCCCGTCCGCGTAATTTTGGTTAAGAGCGTCAAGGGCTGATTTTTCAGTGTTATACGCAGCTTGTAAATCTTTTTTGGTCTTTGCAAGCGCTATACTCTTTGCTATCAGAGCGTCGAGGCCTTTTTCAGCCTCTGACGTTCCAAAATTTAAGTCTAATAATGTTACTTGGTCTGCCATACTCTAGTTCGTTAAATCCAATTTGTACAAAGATAGCTTGCAATCTCCTTTAGTTACGTCATATTCGCCTAGGGATTTTATGTAAAAATATCCGCCCAACTGCGAAAAGTAATACGCCCTGTCCAACTTTAGGTTGATAACGTCCGAATAGCTTAACCGCGCCTTGATTTTAACCTGCATTCTAGGCGCGAATAACTTGAAGTGCCTCTTTATATACATCCTGTAAATGTCTTCTAGTGCAGTCACATACGTAGCGGTTCCGCCTGTGGTGAACTTGGATGTTAGCGCGACTTTCGGAAATGCCATAAAGTTATACGCAAATGGCAAGCCGGATTTATATGCGTCCTTCACCGGATTAAGTGTCCCGGGCCCTATCGAGTAGCTGTACTTTACATCGCCCACCTGCGTTACAAGTTGGTCGGCAAACTCATCCGGAACTTCTATCGTGTCCACTCCGGAAAACCTATCGCTCCAATCAACTATGTATTTATGCCTGTCGTCTTTCCTATCACGTATTGACGGGTGTATGATTGGCTCAATACTTAATGTCTTGTTCCGCCACTGCTTCCGCCAATGGAACGCCGTACACAGGTCATCCACCATTTTTTTGACGTCCGAATACGGGAACCCCGTTCCGGTTACTATTGTTCCGGCTGCGGGCCTGTACGCTGTCAGTACTTCCGCTTTCCCTTCTCCCATATCAATGAGTTCTTCCGGCGCGTATCCGTTCGGGAATTTGAAGCATGACTGCTTGACCCCGCCTATCAGCCCTTTCAGTATCATATACTTGTCGCTCGTAGGAGTGACGAACGCCACGGAGTTAAGCGGTGATACGTACAGCCAAATGCGGTCGGTCAGCCTTGAACGGGCATATAGAATGCACTCCGTTAAATTGGTGGATTCCGCTACTATGTGCAGTTCCGGCAACCCGCTAGGAATGGTAGTGCCTGTGTACTCCACTATCATACGGATATCGCGCCCTACGCCCGACCGGATATTGAACCCGGGATTTTGCCCGCCCGGGGCTAGCCCGAAAAGAGTGGCATACAGGGCTTTCGTGGTATCGGATATTACTACCTGCGCAATATCCGGATAGATATATCCGCCCCGGCCCTTCGTGTATTCCTTAGGTACTAGAGTCATATTACCGGATGCTACATCATTATCCCATACGATAGATGAACGGAATATCATAATAGTAGGCTTTAGCAGCGCCGCATCTATCGGTTCGGGTATTTCTGCCCCCTCGTTGTTTTTCGGGGTGAGAACCGGAAATTCGCCCTCTTTCCATGTAATATGGTCATTGATAATCTTTTCTAGATTGACGACCCGCGACGCATTCAGCCACCCGGCGAACATCTGCTCTACCTGCTCTAGCTTATGTTGTATCCGTATTTCTTCGTCGCTCCACTTCTGCGTATTTTCGACTAGCGATATAGAGTAATTCCCGCCATTGTATGATACTTTAGCGTAGAACTCCACATCATAGCCCATGTATTGGAATGGAAGCCCGTACACGAGTAACTGACAATCGTAAAAAATGCACTCGTGCATACCCTTTTGCAAGTTAATGAACGTCCTGTCATTGTTGAGTGTCCTCGGCACTTTGATAGTAGCCGAAAATGCCACACTGTCACCTGTCATTGTGACGGGTGATATATTGTTGACTGTGAGTTTTACAGAGGACCCCGAAAGGCCCTCCACGTAATTTCCGTTAATCTTTAATTTTACTGTCTCCATTTTATCCTGCCTGTTCGATTCGTATAATTATATCAGATATCCCTGGTCTTTGGAACCGTATCTCCGTACCCCGTGCCGCGCCTGTCGTATTGGCCGTTATCCGCAAATTGAACTTTCTAATATAATCGTTATTAGGGTCTATGGCGGTTGAATCTAGCGTTACCCAACTATCTAACCGGAAGAACGATATCTCATCACGTTGGTTTAGCTTTTGCGCCTGCACCGCTATTTCTGCGGTTCTTTCGTTCGGGGCACTCAGCACCCATACCGGGTCTAACCTGTGCCAAATCTGATTAGATGATATTGCCATAGCGTCAACGTTGGAATACTGTATAATCGGAATGTTCCCCGAAGCCCCTGTAACGTTCGCAGATAAATTGATAGTTCGGGTCCGTCCGGGATTCCAATCTAGCATAACGCGGAACTTATTAAGTTGCACCCCATTTACATTGAGGCTGTCAATATTATATGTTCTAGCCTGTGAAGGCGGTACAAGGCTAGGAACCGTAGATGCGGCTGTTATCAAATCAAAGTAATGCATATTTCCTTCTCCTGCCTCTAATGTGTCCCAACTAGCGTACACATAGTTAGTAGGCGCGTTGTTGTACGCGCGTTGGAATATCACTACGGTTCCCAATATTTTTCCTGTGGGTACGTGCTTGACGTTGATACGCGCAAATCTATCAGTGTCCGCCCCGGGACCCGCGTTTTGCGCCAAATTAAACTTTAGCTTAATGTTAGGTGCTACACGTACTATTCTAATATTAGTTACGTAGCTACGATTACATTCCCCAACCATATCGGTGTAAGGTATTCCGGAAGTAAATGTAAATTCATTATCATTATGCGCATTTCCGTCATATGCATACATACCTTTGCCCCCCCATTTGAAATCGTTCGGGAAACGGTCTACCGGACAAGCCACTGACTGCGTAACATTTACATCTGCCTTTTGTCCGGTTATGTCGTGTGTAGTGCGGATAATGCACGAGCGCGGAACGCCTCCGGTTTCCGGCAAATTATTCGCCGGGTTCACATACACATCTCCTCCGTCCTGCTCCAATTGGCTAGCGTCTAGGTTAACCCATGCACCACTAGCACCTGCCATATTTCTAACTTGCAACGTCCCCCTTCCTTGTGTTACGCAACGCACCGTAAACGACTTCGATTCGCCCCTGGATGACATCGGCAAAAACTTTAGTGTGGTATTTACTGCGGGCGCCCCGTTCTGATTTACCTTTATACCTCCTATCTGCTCGGTGGTTCCCGCCTTAATGAAATGAATGTATCCCGTTCGGGCTGTCGTGTTAGGATTCGCCGTGCGTCTAGTTGATACAGGCGTGAATCCGATAGTCCCTTTTCCGTCTGCGGGCGATACCGGGAACAGCCAATCAACCTGCGGCACTAAGTCCCACTTGACATTACTAGTAACGTTCGTAATATCATTTATATCGGCAAAGTACGGATACGTATGCTCATACAGAGTAGCGGTAAATGCTACGGGGATAGTTGCGGGTGCGTCCGGTTCAACGGGCGGTATATAATTGTCCATAAAGCCGGTAGTACGCAATGTAATCTGTTGGCGGTACACACGCTCCGAACCGCTCCACCGTGCGCCCGTGTCACTTGTAATCTCCATTTTGTACCGTTGCTCCTCGGCTACTGTGGGGAACTGTTTCGGCAGTGTCAATTCGATATTGGAGGAAACTAACAACTCTTGGAATGCCGGATAAAACTCCTTTGCATATGCTACGTTGATAGTCAGAATGCCCTGCTCGGACGCGCCGCCCAAACCACGCATATAAGTGAATCCCTCGTTCCAAAAGTAGTCCTTAAATGCGTACCACATCCATTGCCCATTACGCATATTCCACCGTAGGCGCGCGGCGCATAACATTTGGTCGTCATTTGCCACGGCTTGCGGCAACTTATTTTCATACTCGGCTACGGCTACCGTGTCGCCAGTATTCGGACTCTTAACGGTTAGTTTCTTTATGAACCTGATATCTATTGTCTCGCCTAGGTAATACTTGGTGGGGAACACGTGCGGGCCGTGGTAATCGTCCACAGGTTCACACGTGATGTCGTAATTAGTAATCCCGTTATCTTCCCACGACAAAGACGGCATAATAATGTCGTATGGCTGTCCGGGGATTCTCGGCTTTACCGGAAACTTGAAATTGGTTCCGCCTAGCGCGGGCATCATATGCACGGAAACATCCGCGTTAAACAAAATAAGCATACAAGATTTGCTATTGTGCTTTATAGTTAATAGCCCTAAATCGCTACCTCCGCCATCTGCCAATGATTGGTCACGCGTTAACGGGTTTATTATGGTGCCCACTATTGACAAATCAAACTCAATCTTAGGTGAATACGGGATATTCTTTAGGAACTTGTCATCCCCGGATTGGGAAATAGATATCTCTACGTCCTTTGCGGAGTTTTCCGGCGTAATGGTAATCGTGTACGACCTTGTAGGCCATACCGGGATAGGTTGCAAATAGAAGTTGGATTCGTCAATCAACTCGCTACTTACTAGCGTCTTGTTGATTATAGGTAAATATACATTCATTATTCAATATTTAATGTGTCAATAATCGCATATCGTATTATCGTTATAATGTCATTCTGCAATGACAATACTCTAGCCGGGTTAAGTACATCCGACACCACGCCGCCCGGGTTATGGTCGTTGGGAACCTTTATTCCCTCCTCGCCTATCATCTTGGCGATAGGATATGCCGCTTCTATCGGTATGTTAGCCCCTCTACGGTTCTTGTCCTCTATCCAACGCTTAATGACTGATAACGGTGGGCGCCTTCCGGCTGCGCGTCCTCCCTCCATTGCCCCGACATAGCGCGGTGCGGTTATCTTCGCGTTGTTGCCGCTAACAGTCAGTTTCAGTTCGCGCCCGAAGTTACCGGAAGCTATTAGCCCCTTCTGAATGTACGACTGTTCGATATCGTCGCGTAGCTTGGTTAGCAGCACTTCAATCTGTGTTATCGGATTCTTTGCCATTACTCGGATATATTAATAGTTATTTCCCACCCCGATTTAGGACTATCGTAAATATTCTGCCGTTTGACGACATTTGCAGCCCCGCTAATGTAATTACACCCTGCTTGCTTGGCAATGTCTGTAATAACGGCGAAAGTCCTGTCTAGGACTTCTATTTCCTCTGCATCGTTGCGTAGGTAGAAAGACGTTCCCAGCACCTGGATAAGTACCGATACCCCGAACGGCTCAGGTGCCAAATCGGAATATGTCTGAATCCCTCCGGGCACATCGACGAAAACGAAGTCACCCGTAATTTGGTTCGCTAGAACGTTACGCGTGTACTCGTCTCCGAAAAACACGGGTAGGCCGTGTCGGCCCGCCCATGTTGATACGTCGTCTAATATTCCTTTAAAAGTCATACTTAGTTTTTACGTTGTTATCGTATGTAGGTTCGTTCTCGCTGCTGATTGTCCGCCTACCCGTCCATATCTTTTCTTTGGTTTGACGGTAATTTCCGACAAGGCGAATACAGCCGTATACCTCTACATTCTTGTTGGACGTATCCGCATTATCCTCTAGTATTAATACGCCTCTTCCGGATACCTTCCCAGCTATTCTAGACTTTCCGTACATTGCCAAGGAAATGGTATTAAATGCAATGGTGCCGGAAAACTCGGAGTCTCCGCACATATATACAACGGTACTCCCCGCCCGAGACGTAGCCAAAAATTTAGCGTTGTCCTCTATGTGTATATCAGAATCGAACTTTCCTTCTTCCTGGGCGGGGGAGAAAACGCCGTTATCCGTCACGTATGCGGAGCCGAATATGTAGGCATTCTCCGTAACGGAGTTCCCGCCAAAGTAGCCCGTTCCGGTGATTCTAGTATTTTTAACCTTGGCGTTACCCTCTACACGGACATTGCCCGATATAACCATTTCCGTTTCTTTCGTGTTGGTTATCTCGCAGCCTTTACCGCCTCCGTGGTTTCCGGTTCCGCCGAATACGTTTGTACCCGAGATGTTAAATAGCCCGGTTAGTTTTGCATCCTTGTAAATCGTGGTATCGACCATAGTCGCCAAATTTGAAAAGTCGGCATCTTTAATACTGTCGTAGCTTTCCACTAGTGCGCCGAATTTTTCGCTAGCTACGTGATACACGCGGTACATTCCTTCAACCTCCGAACTGCATAGAGTACCGAATATGAGAGCTTTACCCAAATCGGCGCTAGCTTTCGAAAAGTCGATATCCGTGTACACATTGCGGTTAACCGGGTTGTGGTAGAATATACCATTTTCAACGTTACAACGGATGAATTTAAACGGAAAACTAACAGATAGGGCGCTAAGTGCGTCCTTAGGTATGACCTGTTCCGATTGGGTGAATGCGTAGCAATCCCTAGCGATAATCTTATTTTTCGTCACACACGACACGGCAAATGAGTATGAACCGTCATTTACTAGCCTTCCAATGTTGTAAAAATTACCAATAAGCAGGCTATTAGCAGAAACCAACCGCCATTCTACGTTACACTTAATCACATCTGCAAGTATGTTAGCTGCAAATGCTCCGTTACCCGTCTTACTGATAGATAGGTTACTTCCGTCAATTACGGATTTATATACATCTACATATTGAGTGTTCCCCGCATTAACCTTAGTTGTAACAGTCATTGCGCTAGTGTAGTTAAACACTATCCGGCTGTCGTTGATGTTAAGTGTACTTTCAATGGCTGTTGACGGTATGGTAACCTTTGCGGCTACGATATCTGCCGGAACTACTGCGGCTACCGGGGTTTTCCTAATTTGAACCCCAACGTAATATGCCCCCTCCGTGCTGACGCTATTTCCATAGGCAGACCCGCCCACCGATTTCTTTTCTGCATTGTACCGTACTAATCGCATCTCGTATCCTTCGCTCGCTAACGTAACTGTGACAGAAGCGCCGCCCATATAGATAAGGGACTTTGTCCGTATGCTATTCGAGCTTATCGTTTTGGCCTCGTCATAAGTATAACCAATAGCGGCACCTATACCCCCCTGCTCTACGTCACCTACTGCAAGCACCTTTGCGGCTGATACCTTTCTCGTAACGAACTCGTGTGCGCCGATAAGGGCCGAAGTACCTGTAATGTTAACGAACGGTCTAGGTTCGGTTACTGCACCTTCGTATCCGTTCGTGTCTACAATGCTATCGCCTCCCACACGGATAGACGGATAGTTCAGATTACCGCTAAATATCCACGCGTTGCCCTCCTGTGACAATGTGTTCTCGTCATAGACTATACCGCCTACATCGCCCACGTTAACGTAACGACCTTGTACGCTAAAAGACCGAAGCGCCTTTACGCGCTTGTTGCCTCCCACTGTGATTATCTCATACTTTTTAATCATAAGTTATTTGTTAAAATGTTTCTTCATTTCCGCTTTTTCCTTTTCTACTTCCTCGTGCCTCTTGGACAGTGCCAATATAGCGTCTAGGTAATTTATCCGTTTCGCCTCCTCGAACGAGCAGTTGAACAACTCCGCCGTAGCCTGTACTAGCGTCAATATGTTCTTTGCCTCCTTTAGCGTGTCCGGCTCTGCGTCCGGCCCTCCTGCGCCCTGTGGGAATAGCGTTCGTTCCAAATCGTCGGCCGCCTTAATCTGCTCCCGTATGTACTTCATCGCGGTTAGCAAGTGATATACGTTGTCGGGTGAATACTCGGCTGTCTGTCCCTCAACCGGGGTGCACCACTTCGTAACCTTCTCCGTTGCCGTCTCGGCTCGTCTCGTCTCGATTAGCTGCCATAGCGTGACTTTCTCAATGCTCGGAATGACGTACACGGTCTTTAGCTTTTTGGTTATGAACGGGGAGGCCTTGACGTACTCCGACAATTTTTCCAATAACTTACTTTGGTCGGAAGTTAGGCCCCCCTCATAACACGGGTGCAAGTTACAAATATATTCTAACTGTTTGCAGTTATTATACCGACAAAGTGCATAGTACACGCGCCGAAAGACATTTTTAACCTTTCCTTTCCAGTTGGTCCGCTCTTGCAGTATCAGCCATTCAAGGCCGTAAAATCCTTTTTTACTCATATTCGTCAAATTCTAATTGTTCAACTTGTTCATAAAATAGCCACTCTTGTTCATCCGTTCCGTCGTATTGTACGACAACTCCCAATACATCCGACTCCAATACGGTTCCTGTCCTTCCGTCCTCGGTAACCTGCACACGCTCGTATAACTGTATCATTGTGCGGCTGCTTTAGGTCGATATTTGCGGATAAGGAAATCGACGCCGTAACGGATAGCGTCCCATGCATGGTTATATGCATCTATCGGCTCATTGGTGTACAAGTCCGTCATGTTGTCCTTGACGTATGAATAGTTATCCGCCTCGTCCAGTACGTTATCGCTTCTCTTTGTTACGTGTAGCCGGAATTGCTTCACCTGCTGAATGCCTGCCCTTACGGAGCCTTTGCCCTTCACACAGGGAATCGTCTTGCAGCCGTGCTGCCGTATCTCCACGATACTCTTCTGCTCTTGGTTGTCGCATACGGTGTAGATGTTATGCAGCCCGTGTTCCTTCAGCGTCTCGGCTATTGTGCGGTTCAGCATTCCGGTACGGTAGCAAATCTCATCTATGTACAAGTCCCAACCACGCATGTAGATATCGACTATTGCGGTCGGGTCTTGCTGAAAGCCAAAATCAAGCCCTACACAGCGTTTTGTATCCTCCCCTTGCAATTCCTTAGGCAACTCCTCGATAATGTCAATTTCGGGATATATGAGGCCTTCCAGCCCGCCTGTCTGTCCTTCACCATATACGCGCCACCAATTTGGGTCGTTGGCGTTCTTCTCGATTGCCTGTACTTGCTGCTCGGTTAGGAACGGATTGTCCTTGTACGTGCTGTGGATAGTTACGTACTTGTCCCCTACAAAATCAGTCTCGCCCCAAAACCTACGCACCGGGTTAAAGTCGATTATCACCTTTAGCCGGGTACGCACATCCAATTGACGGAAGATTTCCCTCGGCACCCGTTGCGCCTCGTTGATGAACAGAATGTCTCGCGCCGGGCCGTGTACCTTGGCGGCACTGTCGCACCCGAAGAATTCAATATATACTCCTTCCTTGACGGTGTATATCATCTCGGACTTGTTGAACGCGCTGTCCTCCCATACTCCCTCGTCTATCAGCATATTAGTGAAGTCACGCAACATACCACGGCGGACGGCTGGAAGCGTGTCCGTTACGCAACTAATCATTAGCGGCTCGGTACTTTCCCGGGCGATTAGGTAAAGTAGCTGTAACACGCTCCACGTCTTGGAAGAACGCGTACCGCCCTTACTCGCTATCCCTCTAATGTACGGGTCGGTAACCGGACCTATCATTTTATCGAATACATATGTACATTTCATATAACGCTATTTTCCTTCGTTTTCTGACGTTTTGTGCTCTTTCTTGAAGTCCTTTAGCTTTTGGACTCTAGATGCCGTCCTAGGGTCTGAAACCAGTATTGTGAGGCCTCCCTTAATCTCCTTGCCACCGGATGTGTAGTCAAGTGCCGTTTTCAGCCCGCGCAAAGAGCGGATGTACGTAGGGTCGAACGCCTGCGAGGCGGCGCCCGCGTCCATATCTTGGAATATCATCATACGGATATTGTCGATAGCTTCAGCGAAGCCCTTGGAAGCCTCTAGGCCGAACTCTTCGTAGTTGGATTCATATATGCGCCTGCGGTCTGCTAGGTAGTTGGGCGCCGCTCCAAGGAACGCGCAAAAGTCCGATTCTGACATAAGGCGCTTTCTCGGGATATCTAGTAATGTTCCCGCCATGTTACCCGACTTAACCACGTCGTGAACTATTATAGGGTGCGCGTCTATCCACTCTCGGTACCTGTTGAATGCTTCTAGAAGGTCATCCGGCTCCTGCCAAATCGGGGTCAGCCCCCAACGGCGGCGGCATATCTGAAACACGCTATTGCAGCCGATTTCGTCGACCGGATTCAGGCGCGTGCGGGATTTCTCGAGGCGGGCTTTCGTACCAACGTTAACAGGCACCCCGTCCTTTCCTATTACCACCTCCGGCACGGGCTTCCCCGTATCCTTGTTCTTATCTGTTTTACTCATACATAAATTGATTCTTAATTATTGACAGCAAATATACTACATTCCTACCTCAAATATGCGCTAAATGCCTATAATCGTGGTTTACGTACCGTAACTATCTGTTTTACAGCAACTTAACGTCTCGAAACACAGGGGTGTAATAGATGTCATAGATGTGTCACAGATGAAGAATGACACGTAACGTGCAGTGACACAGCGAGTTACAGCCAGTGTCACAGATGTAATTGATATTTCCCTGGAAGGTAAAAATACGAAAATAACACCTTTGATTTTATATTAATTAATATCAGTTAATATATATCAAATCACTAATCTAAAATCATTCATTTTTATCTCTATACAAATCATCTATTACATCTATTACACTATATATAACTATATAAATATCAGTCAGTTACGTGTCACTGATGAAAAATCTTTACCTGTGACAGCAAAAAGTTTGTAGCTTGATAATCAGCGCTTTACGCGTCATTGATAAGTGTCACAGATAAAACAGAATTGTAAAACCTTTTAGTACACTTTTTTGAGAAGAAATGAGTAAAACGGCTGATTGTATATTTTCTCTCAAAAAACTTTTCTCTCAATATCCTTTAAAACACTCTTTTTGCCCGAAAAACGTTATTTTCAAATTGTCTCTCAAAAAATATTGTTTACAACGATTTAGTATCAATTAACCTAAAATGTTAATAAAATGAGAAAAAACTTTCCTCTCAAAATCTTTGTGTCATCACTAAAATTGTAATAACATAGAAATTTGAGAAGAAAGTTTTTTCAGCTATTCGACTACTTTACCGTCTTTATCCCTCGCTATAAAGCTATGTTTGCCTGCCCATTCGCGTAAAATTTCCTTACGATTCCTTAGCGCCCTGCACGGTTCCACCATTTCCCACTTATGGAACGACCATTTCCACATGTCTAGTGATACGGTTCCGTCCTTATAATAGTTAAGGCGGTATATTACATTTGATTCTACCCTGCCTCGGTAATTAACCGTCCCCGTTCCCGGGCACCATATCCTAGGGATATCCTCCATATTGAACTTGTCTAGCTTGGTCTTTTCGTTGTCCTTGATAAATAGGGTCTCAATAGTTGGTATCCGGTTTGGCTCCGTTCTCGTGTTCCGGTCGTCTCGTACCGTAGCTATCTCCCTTCTTAATTTTGGAATCACCTCGCAAATCTCCATTGCCTTTACCAAGTGGTAAGGGAAATTTTTAGCCTTCCTGTAATATATCCCGTTCTCCTTGCAGAACTTGAATAGAAAGAACTCATTTACATTCAGTATCGTGGCTAGGTCTTGTATTACGAACTCTAGCGGTTTCTTTCTGCACTCCATTAGTTTCTGCCCCATTATAATCTGCACATTGTTATTGCGGCTATCAGCGCTAGCAAGAACGCCCAAACCACCGTTATTAAAATAGCTGTTAACATTCTCACTACTAGCCCGGGCAAATCTTCCGGGCTACTCATCCATTTGCAAAACTTCTTAATCATAATTTCAGTGCCTCCCGTATCTTTCCAAGTAACGCATACATCTCGGTGCGCGTCAATGTTAGTTGTACTTGCGGATTGTTTTTCCGGTAAAACGTGAAGTCCGTAGCCCTCTTTAGGCTTCTCGGCACGCTCTCGGCGTATATTACCACTTCCTCGGCTTCCGCCTTACCTATCTTCACGCGCATATTATATTGCGCCTTTTCCGCGCGGTACAATGCGGTCTTGAAAATATCGTTCGCCGTGGGGCGTCCGGTTGCCTCAGCCTGCTCCCGCATTTCCTGCTCTCTGAATAAATGTTCCATGTCTGCCATAACTTTATGATTTAGAATATTAATTTAATAATGTAGTGTAGCACGTAATCGCCCAATAGCCAACCGGACAATACCGCCCCGGCAAAACCTCCTACCGCCGTGCACGTAGCGTCCACCCAATCAAATTTACCGCCGTGCTGCGCATCCTTGAATTCCATACCTAGCGCCAGTCCGATAGCGAGCCAAAAGTTTATCGCGCCCGCCGGGATAGCGTATAGGAAATGTTTCCAACGGTTGGACTCAAGGAACCACCCGAACAGTTTAGAAGTGAACGACCGTTTACGCTCCGGCGCTTCCGGATTGTTAATGCTGCTAGCCTTTACCGGAACCTTGAACAAAAACTCTATAAAATTATCCGCGCTAGTTTGCAGATACTCTTTAGATTTTCCGTTAACGGGTTCATATAGATGTACGGTACACCTGTTAAGTTCGTCATACTGTGTACCCACGTAGGTAAATCTTTCATTGTCCAATGCCACCGTATCCCCTACGTGATACTCTGATGTGAATTTTTCTTTTTCCATTATTCTACTATTTTAAAAATTAAGCCATTCGGTTCTCCTTCTATTACCTCTAAGCACAACCACCCTCTAGGGCTTTTGCAAGGTTCGCCTCTCTTATGGAACGCACACCCCTTGCACATTTCGTACGGCTCTTGGCGTACCGCCTTGTAGGTTACGCCTTCATGCTCCTTGGTATCACCCGCGGAAAACTTTGTTAATCCAAACTTTTCGTTCATAATTCAGTTTTTAAATAAGTGACTCAATATATGTTCTATAACCTTCACCGTCCACCCGTTACCGCACATCCGGTATATCTGTGTGTCAGATACCACCCACTTGTACCAATCCGGTACGGTCTGCAACCGTGCGCACTCTCTAGGCGTTAACCGTCTTAACGTGCTGCGATTCTCAATCAATGGGTTTCCTTTCTGTACCGTAGTGAGACAATCAGACTTTCCGTCCTTCCTCGGCTCTAGGTGCTGCCTAGTAACCCCGTCCTCGCACACCCTTCCACGGCCGGCAGCTATTATAAGATTATCTTTCCCGTCTTTGTAACACCTTTGCAAAAGCGTGTTCGCCTTCCCTCCCGGCGAAACCACACGCGCGCCGAAACCGTTTCCCTTCTCGGCGTTAACCCTGGCGTGGTTAACCATACCCTCAAGGGCTTTAGATGATATATAATATTTTTCATCTACTTCGTCCTCTAGGATATCACGGATTAATATACCTTCGTCTTTCGGTTGGGGTATCTCGGCTATGTTAGTCCAATACAATCTTTTCCGGTTCTGTGCGGATACTAAGTTACTGTTAATCTTGACGGGTTCCACTCCGATAGCCTTGGTTAGCACGGCTTCCCATTTCTTAGCCATAACTACGTTTTCCAACAGGAACTTGACGTTCGGGTTATACTTCCGTATGTCTGTCAGTATGCGCATATACTCCCAAAATAGATATGATTGCCCCTCGAATTCAAATCCCATTTCCTTGAGGTCTAGGTAGGTCTGCAAGTCGGTTATATCTACCTTATCGGTTGTAACCATACCCACCTGTTTTCCGGCAAATGAAAACGATTGGCAAGGGCTTCCGCCTATCAGCAAATCAATCTTATCTAATTGCGATACATCTACCTTGGTAACGTCCCCTAGTTGGATAGTGTCCGGAAACACGCTCATAGTCTGCTGTATGGCGAACTTGTCCACCTCGGAAGCGTAGTACTTGTCCGGGAAACACCCCAGTTCGGTAAGTGCGATTTGTCCGCAACTCATGCCGTCGAATAAACTCAATACATTCATATCTTATGTTTTTTAATAAGTTCCTTAACTATATTCATTAACCCGTCCTGCGCGGTCGCCTTCTTGTTAAGCACGTCTATTACCCGCTCGTCTACTGTTCCCTTGCTTATCAAGTGGTGAACAAATACGCTATTCTTCTGTCCCTGCCTCCACAAACGCGCGTTGAACTGCTGGTATAATTCTAGGCTCCATGTAGCACTGAACCATATTATACGGTTTCCGCCCTTCTGCATGTTAAGCCCGTGGCCCGCGCTCGCCGGGTGGGTAACCAGTACGGGAATCTTTCCCTCGTTCCAGTCCCTTACATCATCCACGGTGTTAAGCCTTCTAGCCCCGAACGGTTTCAACGCCTCCATTATCCGGGCCTCCTCGTGCTTGAACGCATACGCCACAAGTACGGGCGCTCCGTTCGCAGCCTCAACCATTTCTATAAGGGTCTCTATCTTTTCGTCGTGCACGTTGTACACGTCCCGTACTTCATCATACACCGCGCCGCCCGCGTATTGTAGTAGCTTGTTTGTAAGGGCTGCCGCGTTAATAGCGGTTATTTCCTTTGAATCGCCCCCGGTAGCGTCAAGCAGTGTTAGAAGTTGTTCTTCCTCGAACTTGTCGTATGCCTTCTTTACTTTCGGAGATAGTTCTACATAGTTGTTGATGTAGGATACTTCCGGCATATCCAGGAAGTCAAGGGCCTTCATTGATAATGTTATGTCGGATATCTTACCGCCTATCACTTCCTCGGTATCGGCCAGTGGCTTGTACTCGTATATTATCCCGGCGTTCTGTCGCCCAGGGCGGAAGTAGTTAGCACGGTAATCGGTTATTGTCTTTCCCAGTCTTTGCCCCCCGTCTATCAAGTACATTTGCGCCCACAGGTCAATAAGTCCATTTGGGGAAGGCGTTCCGGTAAGACCTACGACACGGGAACAACTCCGGCGGATAACCTTTGCAGCCTTGAAACGTTTGGCGCTGTGATTCTTGAAACTACTTAATTCGTCAAGTACTAACATATCATAGGGAACTTTTTGCCCACCCCACATTTGTAAGAGCCACACGAGATTATCCCGGCTAACCGTGTACACATCCGCATCCGCCCGGGCGGCAATCTCGCGTTGCCTGGCGGTGCCCTTTATGACAGATACACGTAGGTGCCTTAACTGCTCCCAGTTGTTAACCTCGTCTATCCACGTCATTTCGGCTACTCTCTTAGGGGCTACTACCAATACCTTAGTTACCTCAAATTTTTCTATAAGGTCAGACACGGCCGTTAACGTGGACACGGTTTTCCCTAGTCCCATATCAAGAAAGAGCGCGGCGAACGGGTTGTCCTCGATATGGTTGACGGCCGTTATCTGATACTTATGTAAATTAGTCCTTCGTAGCATTTCCTAGTTCCGAAAAAACAACACTCTTATTATCATCCCGGTAATCTATATCGCACGCGTAGTCCATTCCTATACATTCCGGGTGCCCGTTCGGTTTCAGCCTGTAAAAATCACATCCTTTGCAAGTTCCGTGCGGGGCTTCTTTAACTACATATCTTTTTCGGTCCTTTCTGAATACTTCGCCCACTTCATAATAAAATCTTTTCATCGCTATATAATTTAAATCGTTATTATCTCATTCCTATCTCGTCCATGTATAACTCGTTAGCAAGGTCTTTACGTGTCAGTCTTTCCGGGAACAATTTCAGAACCTCGTCTATTACATCTAGTATATCGGGAAAGGCCGACCTGATGCCTAACAGGTTGCACAACTCTCTAGCCGGGTTGGCCTTGAAAACCTCGTCCGTGTAGGTCTCCCGTAGTTCGTCTACACCTGCAAGCAGCGTGGTATCTTCTAGGATGTTGAGGCCTCTACGAGTGTGCTCTTTCCGTATTATCCGGTCGGGTACCTCTGACAACAAGAATTGTTGCAGGTTATCCGGCAGCGCCTTTATAGCGTCTCCGATTGTGTACCCTTCAGCGGGCGTACCGTTCGCCATAGACTTAACGAGGTGCCCGAACTGATTGATACGGTCTACTTTAAGTTTCTTATTAAAATCTTCCATGTCTTAGTATATTAATAATCTGATAGTATTACTATGTTCTCGATAGGCACAGATACGGTTTTATAACCTTCTGTATTGGTGTACGCCCCGGCAACGTTACTTCTAACCGTCAATTCATTATCGTTGTCCTCGTTGACTCCTAACACCCACCCGGTTCTAATCTTTCCACCATGAAGGAAACAAACCTCTCTAGGGCTTCCGTCTAGGCGTGTTGTTACCCACACCACATTTCGAAGACGGTTCGGCTCCATATTGCGCATAAACATTTGGCGCCTGTCCGATATAGTTATGTGGTATCCTCCGTTATATAGGAATGACTCTAAATCCTGTAAGGTACGGAATACTTTCCTTTCTCTAGTATTGCTATTCGTTGCGGCAAAAACCTTGTTATCTCCTATGTGTACAAGCACTTCTAACAGGTTGTTACCGTTGTCGTACACCTCGTTGTAATCTCTTTCCTCCATGTTATTTACCCCCTATGATTTCGGACATTGTTAATAGTTCTTTCCGGCTCACTGCAATGTACAATGTCTTTCCGCGTCCGTATATCTGCCACGTTCCGTTGAACTTGGAATAAGTAGCCGTATTTCCGTCGACGTTGTTAAGGTTCACTATCTCACCCTTTGTCGGTTTGTATTCCGCTAGGGACGTCAAAAGAGCCGTAGCGGCGTCTTTATCCCCCAATGGTATGTCTAACTCGTGTGACGCTGCATTCGCTATAAGGGCGGTTATCTGATACGTTACCGCGCCCTCCTTTTCTACCTTCACTAACTTACATGTACCTAGGCGGAACGACTTCATAACCTCCAATTTCCCGGACTGGCTAGATACTTGCGCCATTGCGCTAACTGAGAACAAAACTACTGCTAAAATACCGATTAACTTTTTCATGATTCTAATTTTTAAATGTTATTTGATTGGTTTACTTTAAATGTCTTAGGGGCAATCTGCAAAGCATAGTCTAGGTCTTTTTTATCAGCATTCCGAACAATGAGTTGTTTCTTATTTAAATGCCTTAACCACATTGTACACCGTATCGCCGTTATTTCCTCATAGGTCGTATCCTTAATAGCGGATAATAGCTCCCGCATTTTCTTGGAACGTTTTTCTAGCTCCTTCTTTGTAGGGGTTCCAAAAAACCCCCTCTTGTTCCAAAACCGACAGCGGGCCTTTATATCCGCCTCGGTTAGGTCTCCTTGTTGGTACTTCATATTATATAGATAATTCTTTGAAAATTCGTACTTCACAATTCCACTTCTTAGCACGTCTTTCGGCTTTTCTTCTTGCTGCACTCTCGGTGTAGTCATACCATGTTTCCATGACGGGGTTCGTTATTCCAAATAATACACAATAATTATAAGTTTTAGTTTCCATATATCCTAATTTTAAAGGGTTATTACTGTAATGAATTCGCATTTAGCCCACAGGGAAAAATCGGTGCTACCCATATATTCGGCGTTCTTTGCCTCAATAGCTTTCGCTTCTTGTTCTGATATCTCTTTTCCATTTACATAATACTTTTTCATATCTTCTAATTTTAAGTGGTTATTTCCTTTTGACACTTCAAAGATACGCATACTTTCCGGACTACCAAACTTTTTGTCAAAACATTAACATTCGTTATATCAGTTCATTCGATATTAACACCTAGTAACTTATCAATGTACAAAACAGCGTTTTTGTATGCTTCCGGACTGTCCACTACCATAACGGAAAATCCTACCTTTCGTATCCGGTCTATAATATGTTCCTGTATCTTGGTGGGCTTCTTTCCTGTACTCTTGAATTCAACAAACAGCGCGTGCCCGCCGGGCAACAGGTACATACGGTCGGGCAGCCCGTTAACAAATTGGGATAGCAATTTTACTGCTATCCCTCCATTGTCATTGACGTACTTAGATAAAGTACGTTCAAATACCTTTTCACTCGTCTCGTTCGCCTTCATCGATTCCCGGTCTTACTATCCGTATAACGGTATTGTTAGCTATCTTGCATTCCCTCCGTAGCGCGGTGTAATTGGTACGGGCTATGACTGCCCGCCCCCACGTTAAGTTACTGCACCCCTCTAGGGTGTTCCAATTGTCCGACTTCTTATCGTAGACCTCCAATTTGTACACTCCCATAAACTGGCCGTTAAATGACTTGTCCGGCGTTATACGGGTGGCGCCGTCCCTTGTCCCTCTTAGTTTCTTTCTGTTACTCATAATCTTATTATTTAACGATTAGTACTTTACTCCTTCTCCCTGTACGCTAGTATAATCCTCTCTACCCTTCCTAGAGCCTCGTTACGGGGTTCTTCTTGGAGGTCTTTTATACGGGCCCATATAATTTTCCGTGCCGTATCTATGTGGGATACATCCGGCGTTCCCATAAGGCGCCTAACACTGTCACCTACGTACTTAACTACCTCCCCGCTTTCAAATATAACGGTTACTTTTAAAATCTCAAACATAATCTTTATATATTAGTTGTTGGTTCACAGAATAATAACACAAACGCTACGAACGCGACCGCCCAAAATAGGTACGTTAAAAATGTAAGTATATTCTTCTTCATGTCCGTATGGCTTTAATCTAGGTCCTCAATTTTTGATATATAACCATATCTTACCGCTTCCTTCTTTCTGGCCCCTGCCTTTTCGGATATTTCATTAAATGGTATATCCTTTAGCATGTCCGCTATACTTTCGGCATTTAATTCTATTACAGTGGATACGGTGCGTTTTCCGCTAACCTTATAAGTTACTTTAATCTTCATGTCATTATGTTTTATAGGCGGGTCGCCCCGCCCCGGTTAATGATTACTTGATTATTACACATTCTTTGCTGTTAATCTTCTCGTCTTGTATATTTACGGCTACGTACTTTCGGCTCTTAAAGTCGTACAGAACCGCGATAGTGTTACACCCGTTAGCGGTGTTATAGTCGTTGACTACGTTCACGAATTCGTATATCTTATTACCTACTGATATCTTAACATTGGTTTGTCTGAACAGGTCAAATGTCACTACGTAGCTAAATTTCTTCTTTTCGTCTATTACTTTAGTTGCCATATCTTTTAATTTTAAAGGGTTATTAATCTCTTATTGACATTGCAAAGATACGGATACTTTTTGAACTGCAAAACTCTTTGAGAAAATTCTTTGTAGATTTAACACAAATAAAGAAAAGGAAACGTTTCGCAACGTCTCCTTTCTGAACTGTAAACCCCTTAAAATAGTAGTTGGTGATGAATTGAATGAGTAGTAATTGATTCTCTCGCGGCAAAGATACTCATTATTTTGTAATACCCGCACCCACTCGCCTATAAATAACCTGCGGGCCGTATATTTTCTGCCGGGCCTGCTTGTCGCGCTTCCACCCTTTCAGCGCCTTTACCGCGTTGGATAGCTCGCGGGCCTTAACTACTGTGTACTCGTCTTTCCGCCTTCCTAGTGCTTCCGTCCATAATTCAATAAGACTGAAAGAGTTTTTAGTTTCCGTTCCTTCCTCCCCTAAATCACCGTTAAGGAAATCCAGGCGTTGCGCTAGGAATCTATCTTCATAGTCAGCCGGGAAAAGTCTATCTAGGTATTCCTCTATAAGACCTTGTATCGGTGTGCGCTCTGTGAACTCCTCGCGCGTTCCGCCGGCAATGGCTTCCGCTTCATCCGATAGTGTGAGGGCTTCACCTAACATGTACCCCTCCATTGCTTCCGCCCAAAGTTGGTCTACAATGGCATCAAATTCCGGTTCAAATATAAGGCGGGTTTTCCTTGTGCGTTTCACCTCCACGGGAAAAAATCGTCTGTTTCCGGTCGCGTCTTTCAGAAATTCGTCATCATTGGTAGAGCCGAAAAATACGCATTGTCTCTTATGAGTTTTCACGCGTCTAGCGTATGCGCCCCTGTACGTATCTTCCCGCTTCGATATGAAGTTCTTAACAGCCTCAACGTCCGATTTTCTTAGGGCTGATAATTCGGCTAGTTCCACGAGCCACGCAAATTGAATAGCCTCGTATGACTCTTTACCGGATAAGTTGGTTAACGAGTCGTTGAACCAGCCTTTAGAAAGCCGCTGGATAAGAGTAGACTTTCCTACCCCCTGCTCGGAATAGAACACTAGAGCGGTGTCGAACTTTCGCCCCGGCTCGTATATGCGGGTAACGGCTGCGAGCAGCATTTTGCGGAACGCCTCGCGAGTATATGCGTTATCCTCGGCCCCCATATAATCAACTAGAAATGTGTCAATGCGCGGTACTCCGTCCCATGTCAACGACTCTAGATACAATTTGATAGGGTGGAAAGCGTTATCACTGCTAACCTGTTCTATCGCGTCGTTCAGCTTGGCATCATTGTATATCCCGTGCATGCGTTCTATGCGGCCCTTGATAATGGAGATATCCGTATCATTGACTAGGTCGCCCTTCTTGCTTCCCTTGGCGGTGAATGACGGGCGGGTAAATACTATCGTCTCCTTTAGCATGTCATAAGCCAACAGCCCATTTAACAGGGGGTCGGACTTGAAGGCGTTAACGAAGTTGTTAACTGTTACTTGCTTGTTTCCTTTTCCGTCTAAATCCCACACAAGTTCCGTAACTTCCTTGGTGCTATCTGACTTCACTGCATCCCCGTAATCGTCGAAATCGTCTAGGTCGGCATCCGGCGTAACCATGTCTTTAACGCATTCCTTATCCGCGCAAACCAGTTTGTTCATCTCCTTTGTGCTGTCCTCTTTGCCTAGGTGCCCGAACTTATGCACACGCACAAGGTCGTATGCGTTGTATGCGTGCCCGTCCGATATCGGGTCGGTGGAGTGGTACGAGAAACAAAATAGGTCGTCAAATACTATCATACCGCCCACACTATGCCCCGCCTTGTAAGTGTAACGGTCGTTTCCCGGCGCTATCTCGTACACGTCCGAAAGGTACTTTTCGATAGCTGCCGGAACGGAATAAGCCCGGCAAAACGCCCCTACTAGACCCGCCTTTTCGCGGGGGTTCTGCGCCATTGCCTTACTGACAATTGCGCGTGTCTCTTTCTCCTGGTCTGACTTGAACGCCCAATTACGGATATCTCGCCACTCCTCGTTATTCCCGTACAGGGATAACAGGTATTCGGCGCTGATAGGCTCACCCTCGAACACTTCGAAAACTTTCGGTTGGTCTGATGAGAGAGATTGCCAATACATCATCCGTTCGGCTTGGAATGTGGTAGGGTCGAACAAGTCTATACCTAGCAATTCCGCCATTTTACGCGCTGCGGCTTCGTATTGCGCCGCGTCCTGCACTTCTTCGGCGAACGGAATAACCACACGGAACCGCCTGCTCTTTTCCCGGTCTGAACGTGTATTGTATATAACGGCTGCTACACCGGGAAACCTAGTCTCAAACTCCACAGGAAAAAGACTGTCAGCATAGTCAACGTCTAATGTTATCATAGACCGTGATAATACCGCACTTTTAAGACGTCTAGTGCCGGAAAGTTCCCCCGCCATATATCCGCCAACGTCTTTCAGATTGGCGCGCGCCGTGCGGTCTAGCCTATCAAAATCGCGCATAGTCTCCGTACTGCGTATATCACGGTTGAGGCGTTCCAAAAAATCATCCCACGTATATCTGATAGTAGACCATTTTAAAGACGCTGAACTACCTGCAACCGACAATGTGTACTTATTCATATTTAATCCTTCTTATAGTAATTACTTATAAATCCTTCCGCGTTCAACGGTATTCCGAACGGTTCGGCCCATTCCGGTGTAGTCGCCATAGCTTGGCAAATCTCCCGTAATGTTACGGTTGGTTCCCCAAAATCGTCTAGAGGCACCTCGTTAACCGTCTCATCATGTATATGCCCCACTATATCCACATCCGGAAATCTCTCTCTTATGGTTTGCATTCCATGTACTAACAAATCGCGGCTAACCGCCTGTGTTATATTCTCGGTCAGCTTTCCGCCGTATGTGTCCAGTTCTCCCCATTTCCCGGTAAGGTTAACTCCCATGTATGTTATAACACTTCTTTCCCTACCCTTTATTGTTTTTGTCTTTATCCGGCATTCCGGGTAAAACAGGCGGCGCCCGGAAGGTAACCGGATAGCAAGTGAATTGTTTTCTGTGAACCACTCGAACGCGCACACCCATACACCGTACACTATTACATCTACCCTCTTTTTGTTACGTATGCAAAGTTTCGCCTTTGAATCCAGTGTTTCCCAAAATTCGACTATCCGTGGGGAAGCGTCGCGCCAACGTAGTATTATATCCTTGTATAGTGCCGGGTCTATTGATTTTTCATAATCCATAACTTCCATAGCCCCTACCCAACCTTCGTATCCTAGTGCCAACTCCGTTACCTTTCCTTGCTGCCTGTAATGTGTACCTTTGCCGCACTGATTTTCCGGTAGGCTGAATGTACGGCTAGCGGATACTACATATATATCCTTTCCATTGCGGAAAGCATCTAGGCGCCATTCTTCACGGGCCAGGCCCGCCAATACGCGCGCCTCGATTGCGGAATAATCCGCAACTACAAATATCTTTCCGGTATCAGCTATAAAGGCGGTGCGGATAAGTTGGGAAAGCATTCCCGGCGCATCGCCCCAAAACATTTCGAACGTACTTAAATCACTCTTTTTAGCGTCATCACGGCACGCGTCTAGCTCCGTTATATAATTGCGCGGTAGGTTCTGCATCTGCACTAGGCGCCCCGCAAAACGGCCTGTACGCCCCGCCCCATAGTAACGGTACAATCCATGTACGCGCCCGTCCGGACATACGCAATTTAGCATTGACGTATATTTGGCGTTGCTGGTCTTATTGATAATCTTCCGTGATTCTAATACGTCCGCTACTTGTTCGTCGTTGCACTCCTCTATAATAGCGTCTATATCCTCTTTCCGGAATGAATCGAAATTCTTTCCGGTGCGGATAAGGCAAAAATTCTTCAGTTGCGCGGTTGACTTTAGAGAGGATATTCCGTACAGGTCTTTTATGCGGTGTTTCAGCCCGTCGCAAAACTCGTTGTTAATCTTCTCCGCATTCGTGGCTAGCTCTGTATCTATCTTTATCCCGGCGTCATTAATATATTGGTCTAGCGCATATACTTCCCTTTCCGATTCGGGAAAGCCGCAGTACTCTAATCTATGGTATGCCTCGCGTTCTGATAGAACATCATAACGTAGATAATCTATAAATTCCTCGGCCTTCTCGGGAAAGTCCTGCATATAGTTACGGTACGTGTTTCCGGTCTTATCCTGCTGTGGAAGGCAGAAGAATTTTATTAGGACCAATCCGGTTCCCTTCTTTCCTTCTTTCAGATTTAGCGCGGAAGATACCATTTTAAGTGATTCGGGAAAACCCGCATATAATGCCAGTGACGCGGTGCATAAGAATCTCTTTGCCGGAATATTAATACCGTAGGCCTTTAGGCACAATCTTTCAAATTGCGCGTTGTGCGCTACTATCGTGTAGCGTTCATCCTGTATAAGGTCTTTAAATCTTCTCCACTCGAGTTCATCGTTTGCAACATCTACTATAACTACATCACCGTCCCCAACTGCGTAACCTACTAGGAGTATCTCAAAGTCGATTGCGGACGTGTATCTGTACGCGCCGCCCGTCTTTATATCCTCGCTGGAATACGTCTCAAAGTCTATGTAAATTGGGTTAATCATTTGTTCTAATTTTAGGGGTAAAAAATAAGGCCCACCCGCTTCTACTCGGGCGGACCTCGCACATTTGTTATAAAATAAAATCGGTTAATAAATAAAAATTAAAACTCTGTAAAATGTTATTCAAAATCACTTAAACCGCTTTCTCCTCCTTCATAATCGAAGTCGTTAACGCTTGCACCCCCGTCTAACCGATCATCGTCTGTAACTTTTTGAATCCCGTTAAGCCCGACACCGACTCCGCAACTAGTAGCGGATTTAAAGTACGTGAACAAACTTAGTGATGCGGTTCCCCATGAACCTGAATACATATCTTCTTTAACCGTAATCGGTTGTTTATATTTGTCAATAACAATAGGGGCACCGTTCTTTTCCTGTCTCTTTGCGTTCAATACCCACATATCTTCGTACCCTGTGTCCCCTTTTTTATCTCCGTCCGTTAGCGGGTTTCTCCAACCTTCCGGAAGTACCCCCTTCAATTTCGGGTTGTTGGCTAGAAATTCGTCCGCCAATTCTTTGAGGGCCTTCTTAATCTCGTTCACCTGCTTGGTGTCTGATTTAGGGATAAGTACGGATACGCTGTAATAGTTTGTATTTCCGTCCATAATCGGAGCGGCCTCGAATACTCTTACATAGGAAAATCTCACATTTTTTAAAATCAATTTTTTACTCATGTCTTTAAATTTTTATAGGATTTTTAATTCGATTCAAAGATATAGCTTTATTTTTATATCCTGCAATCGCTTTACTTATTTTAATATTTGTTAGCTTTCAATGTCGAAATCGCTTAGCGGGTTAATCTCGTCCCCTGGCGCGCTGTCCGGAACTAGTTTAGGGTTGCCCGGCTTGGACTTCACATACTGTCCGTAAAGGGCTGAAAATTGCTTTTTCCCTACTAACTTCTCTAGGTCCCCAATACCTTTCAACTTGATGTTAAAAATCTCATCTTCTAGGTATTTCTTGGATAACAGGTCTTGCCGTATGGCTTCTTCATCAGTTATCACCCTGCTAGACCTTCCCGATACTAGTTTGTAGCCTTTCCATTTGTGGCCCCTTAACGCCTCATCATACACGAACTTGTTGACACTCTCTAGCCAGCCCTTGTATTTATCTATCTTTTCGATAAGGTCGCAAATCTCGTCTTCCGTCAATAGTTCCGGGTATTCGTACTTATCGAAGTCCGATACTACCGCCTCGTACTGTTTACGGCATTGTGCCTTTACGGGGCAAAAACCGCACCAATCACCTAATTTTTGTTCTCCATTTCCGGCGAACGCCTTTTTAGCGGTTGGTTTCAGAACCTTATCAGCCCACTGTAACAAGTCGTTAGCTGATATTTCCCACACATCGAAATGATTTAACCGTACTTGTGCTATTACTAGGCGGATAGTCTTTATAGACGGTTTCCCCTTAATCGCTCCAAGTGCATACAACATCATTTGTGTGTTGCGCTCTGCGTAGACTTTAACACCTTCCCCGTACTTCAAGTCGATAACTATCAGCGTATCACGCCCCACTAATTGACAGTCAACAGAGCCGAAGCATTCCGGCGCGTATTCGGAGATATCTACTTTTTCCTCTAACAGCATTTTGCACGCCCCGTCCGACTTTTCTAGGTTATAGTTCTCGTTCATCACGAAATCGCAATAATTGCGGGCGTGCTTGAACATTTCTTGTTTAAATAGCGGGTGCATCAAATGGTCGTCTTTAAGTTCCGGAAGTTCTTCCCCGAACGGGTCGGGTTCCCATACTCCGGCATTCCATTGCGCTAGGCAGTACTCACAAATCTCGTGGAATAAAGTGCCTTCTTCGGCATATACACTTGATTTATTTTCTGCGTTCTCCGCTAGCCTAGCCGAAGGAGTGCAATTCAACCAACGGCTAGATGAACTAGGGGATAATAGCGCGTGTTCCCTTTCGCTATGATTCTGTATCATTACAAGTTTTCTTCTATGTACTTGATAAAGTCGGCGTAATTCTCGGCGGGAAGTGAAGGGAAAGACGTTGCACCCACATATCCGAATGCGTCTTTTACCACATCCCGGCGGCCCTTATTTAACGCCTTCATTGCAACGGCCTTGGCCTGTTCGATTGTGGCGGGTTCTTTAGCGGGTTCCGGTTCTTTAGCGGGTTCCGGTTCTTTAGCGGGTTCCGGTTCTTTAGCTGGTTCCGGTTCTTTAGCTGGTTCCGGTTCTTTGGCTGGTTCCGGTTCTTTAGCTGGTTCCGGTTCTTCCTTTTTAACCGCTCTACGTCTAGTAGTCTTTTTAGCTTCTTCTTTCTCGGCGGCTAGTTGTTCCTTTACTGCCTCAATAGATTCGGCAATACTCTCACCCTTTTTAAGCTCCTCTAAGGGCTTTTCTTCCTCACATGCACAATTACCCGGTTTAGGTTCTGCAAATCCCTGTACGGGTTCAATTGCGTGCCCTACGTTAATCTTTGCAAGGTTGTTCAGATACTCGGCGGTTGCCTGTAACATACTCGGGTTCTCGTTCTCGGTGTTCAGTTCAAAATTAATTCTCATTTCTTTTCAAAATTTAAAAGTTTATCTAATACTTCATTACGTGATACACGTATCTTCCCGGCTGCATTTTCAAATCTGGTAAGATTCCCGGTTTGCAACTGATACCGGATAGCGTTTTCCGTGCACCCTACTAGGCGTGCGGCCTGTGCTACTGTCAGTAGGTCATTTTCTCTTTTTTCTTCCATTTCTTTTCCAATTTTCTTTTGTTTCCTTCATCGTTCTAAATTGCCCCTTCCGAGAGTATAAGTAATCTATAAAGGCGCGTTGGCGCGCTTGCTCGTAGACGGATAGATACTTGTCGGCGTTCGGTATGATAAAGCCCCGGATGTTATATTCAAATCTTTTTCCGGCTTCTTCTTCCTCTAGTTCCTTTGCAAATACTTCCGCTATGCTAACAGCGCCTTTGCGCCCGTATAGCTCATTTATCGTCCACAGGTTAAGACATTCAAAGATTCGCTTTTTTACCGTATCGTAGAAAAACTTTTCTAGTCGGTAAATTTTTAAATATCCCATATCTAGTAATTATTAGTCCGATTCTCCGGCCTTCCGGAATAGTGCTATAAAATTTAGTATGGTTTACAGTTTTTGTCGTTATAAGGATTCCGGCTTTATAGCTTCAATTAAGCGGATACCGCACCGTCTTTTCAAATGAATTGGGATACCGTCCGTGTTTCCCTTCTCACCCCCTTTGGTTACGATTGGCGGGGTTCTCATTTCCTTATCGACATTGCAAAGATACGGCTTATTTCTGAACTACAAAACATTTTCCGAAAAAACTTTGTGTATTTAACTACGATTAACAATTTTGCGGGGTGTCACAGATACATTGCTAGCGTCACAGATGAAGAATGACGCCTAACGTGCAGTAGTTCAGCAAGTTAGGCGTAATGTCACAGATGTAACAGCATTTTCCCTATTAGTTTAAAATGAAAATATACTATATACGATTTGATATATATTAACATTTATAGCACTTTTCTATTTTATCTCTATACGATTTATCTATTACATCTATTACACTAGCCATAAGTACTTTATTTACTGCACGTTTAGTGTCACTGATGAAAAATGTTTATCTGTGACAGCAAAAAGTTTGTAACTTGATACACAGCTAGTTATGTGTCACAGATAGGTGTAATAGATAGGTTGCAATTGTAAATATTTTTAGTCGAATTTTGCCGAAAAGCTAATATGAAGCGTACTTTTCGGGTTTTTGTTTGAGACGGTTGTGTAGGGTTTCGGTTTGCCGATTCTAAAGAAAAGGAACTTCTTTTGCCGGACGTGCGTAATTACATCTAGCGAATCAGTGCAATGTACCTCTAATTTCGTACTGTCCGGAAGGCTCTCAACCTTTATATCGTTCCAACCGTCATTATAGTGCGCGGTTCTTTTCGTCCCGGTAGGGTCTACTACGGTCTTTATTACTGTGTCTATTCTCGTAACGGTCTCGGTGCGTGTGGCATTCTTTAGTTCCCGGTTCTTTATTCCTAGCTCGCGTACCTTATTATTAAGGTCTGCATTAAACATTTCTAGCTCTGATTTCTCTAGGGTCAAAGTATTCACACGCTCCGCGTAATCTCCCGCCGTTGACTTGTATTGCATCGACTTGGTATTTACCGCCTCTATATTCCAATCTAGGCGGTCTATCTCGGCTCTCTGCTTCCGTATCTTACCGAACGCGAAGAAAAGCAATATAGCCGCCAGTGCGACGGCTAGTATTAATATTTGATTTAATCGGCTCATAAGTGTAGTACTTGACGTCTAACATCATTCTTATCATATGAGATGTGCACCCACTTGTATTTTTTCTCGTCTATGAGTTGACAAAATGGTAGGTTCAATTCCTGTGCCAAATCGAATAGTTTTTTATTTTTTTCCAGGCTGCCTGCGGTTATGTCTGCGGCCTGGCCCCTTTGGTGCTGTGACGTTTTTACGCCCCCTACCGCCGCGTTAAGCCTCGGCGACCTATAACCGCTAGTTACCGTTATCGGGTGCCCGTATGCCTTCCGTAGCGGGTCTAGTACGTTACTTATCAATCCTTTCAGATTTGCTTCCGCTTCCGGGGTCGGTGTGTTGTCTATCTTCCGGGCTTCCGCCGTCACCGACCTTGTTAATTCCTTCACTGTGAAATACTCCATTCTTTAACTTTTTTATAAATTCTACATACTTAGTGTTAATCAGCATGTCCAACACTGCTATAAATTCGTTATCCGGCTGTATCAACTTGAAATTACGAATAATATTCTTCGCATACACAAGTGCAAATAACGTTGTTAACAGTCTCAGAACGTGTGTATAGTCCCCTTCCGGTTGTATAAGCCTTGCCGCCGCCGCCGTGAAAGTGATAACTATCGCGGCTATCGCATACTCGAAAAATGCATGGAATGCCTTCCGGTGTGAGTACGGTTTTCCGGCCCTTAAATCTGCTACAAGCCCTACCACGAAATTCAGCGTACCGAACAGGACAATAAGTACAAAAAATGTCATAACATCGTTGGTTACTGACATTATAAAGGCAATCGCCGATATTCGCGCCGCGTCTAGTATCCTGTCCATTACCTTATTAAACATATTCTACTTTGTACTCTGTTACATTCGCACGAATCTTTTAATAGCCCGTCTTTTCGGAGTTGTTCCAAAAGCGGCTCTATAAATTGGTCCGCCTTCCCTCTCTCGGCCTCGAATCTCTTGGCCTTGTTGACGTCCGGCAATATGTAGCTACCCAGGTAGTTCTGTATCTTAATTCCGCTTGCCGTGCTATTCAGTTCACTCGTCTGCACGTAGCGCGCGAAAGCATAATAGCATATAACGGTGTCAAGTCCTGCGTAATTGTCATTATCCGGCTTGTATTCTTGTGGAGTGGCCTCGTAGGTCATACAAATTTGGGGCTTGACATCTAGTTGGTCAGCCTCATAAAATGCTTTCTCTAGGTCGGCATCCTTGACGTCGGCCGCTAGAGAAAACAAACTTCTTAATCTTGCAATAGGATATGCCATACTTATACGGTTTGTTCTCCGGGTTTCGTGGCGGCTGTGTCCACCGCTTCCCCTTCGAGATTGTTATTTATATCAGTAATTGCAGTATCTAGGTCAAAGATGTACGCCAAATCTCTAGATATGCGTTCACGTACTCGGGATAGCGAGCGCCTGTACACTTTCTGCATCTCTTTAACCACTTCCCCGGAAGCATTCGCAAAGTTAATTAATGATGAATCTATTAGCGGGATAGGGATAGTATAACACGCTATTGCAATATCTTTGCGTAACGGTTCGGAATACTTTTCATACAGGTCGGCGTCTATTGGCGTTCCTACCTGTTCCACTCTGATAAATGGTTTGTCCGATATGCCTACGGCTGTGTCACGTACCGTTAATACCGCTCCGGTCCCCTCAACGCCCATCATATTTGTAAGGGCTTCGCGGAAATCGTCTTGTTCCCTGTCTGATTCAAAATCTCCGTGCGTAACTATGCTACATGCGTGGAACCCTCTAGATAATACGTTCTCCACATACATGGCGTTTCCGCGTTCCGCTGCCATTTCGGGCTGCACCGCGTGAAACGGACTGGTAGGATAGGGTACACGGTTCGAAAAATTGCTATAATACAGTTGTCCCGGGTGATTCTCGATTCCTCCGTATTCCTCACATTCTTCGGCAAATTTAGCCGGGTTGAATGTGGGGTATATCTTTCCGGTTTTGCTGTTAGTGTCCTTCAGCATCCCCCTGTCCCAGTTATCAAATACTAACCATTTGTTTACGCGGCTATTCTCCTTGTAATTCTTGTTAAGTACTGCGCGGACATAGCCGAACGGAACAGGATACACCGCTTTCGGCTTGTAGTCGCCTCCGTACTGCACTATCAGCGCATAACCGCGAAATCTCGGAATGTCCTCCCCGATAAATTCTAGTATGTCGTTCATGTCCTGCCCGTTATCGTTCGTCATACGGGCGAACTCTTCCACGGCGAAGCCTTCACATACTATATTCTCGGCGGCTTTTGCCACGCACGCCGTAGCGGTTTTGCTAGCGTCTATAAGGTTGGCTATCCTTTGCGGGTACAGGTTATCCGCATCATAGCTAACAACCCCTTCCGCCTGTCGCGGAAGTAGGTTAATAGCCTTGCGGACTGCTAGATATATTCTTTTTCCGTCTATCATGCCCTTTAAATTAATTATTCAAACTCGGAGATATCCGCATTTTCGGCTTTTTCGGCTTCTTCTGCGGCCTTCTTTGCTGCTCTAGTAGCTGCGGCCTTCTTTGCGGCTGCGCTGCGTTTTGCTGCGGCGATTTCCTCCTCGGTCGGTTCTGCTTCCGGCTCGGTAGGTTCTGTTACTTCCGGTTCTGTTACTTCCGGTTCTGTTACTTCCGGTTCTGTTA